CGCGCCCACCTTGACGAACTCGCCGAGGTCCGGCCCGACTTCCGGTGAGAGCGGCGATGGCCTGACGGACTTCGACGGCGCGGGCGAAATCCTGCGCGCCTGGGGCAACGGGCTGCGGCCCGACCCGGATCTGAACGTTTCGAGCTGGGCCGACCGGCACCGGAAACTCGCCTCGCGGGCCTCTGCCGAGCCAGGGCAGTACCGGACCGCGCGCACGCCCTACATGCGCGAGATCATGGACCGGCTGAGCCCTGGCGATCCCACGCAGCGGATCGTGTTCATGAAGGCCGCGCAGGTCGGGGCGACCGAAGCCGGCAACAACTGGATCGGCTTCGTCATCCACCAGGCGCCGGGCCCGATGCTGGCGGTCCAGCCGACGGTGGAACTGGCCAAGCGCAATTCGCGCCAGCGGATCGACCCGCTGATCGACGAGAGCCCGGAGCTGCGGGAGCGCGTCAAACCGGCCCGGTCCCGCGACGCGGGCAACACGATGCTGTCCAAGGAGTTCGCGGGCGGCATCCTGATCATGACCGGTGCGAACTCGGCGGTCGGTCTCCGATCCACTCCGGCGCGGTACATCTTCCTCGACGAGGTCGACGCCTATCCGGCCTCGGCTGACGAGGAAGGTGATCCGGTCACGCTGGCCGAGGCGCGGTCGCTGACCTTCGCACACCGGCGCAAGGTCTTCCTGGTGTCGACCCCGACGATCCGCGGGCTCTCCCGGATCGAGCGTGAGTTCGAGGCCTCCGACCAGCGCCGGTTCTTCGTGCCATGCCCGCATTGCGACGCGATGCAGTGGCTGAAGTTCGAGCGGCTGCGCTGGGAGAACGGGCGGCCGGAGACGGCTGAGTATCTCTGCGAGGGCTGCGAGCGGCCCATCGCGGAGCATCACAAGACGAGGATGCTCGAGCGCGGGGAGTGGCGCTCGACCGCTACCGCCACCGATCCGACGACGGTCGGCTACCACCTCTCGGCGCTCTACTCGCCGGTGGGTTGGCTCAGCTGGCAGCGGAACGCGCGGGCGCATGAGGCGGCACGGGGCAGCGACGAGGCAATGCGGGCGTTCCGGAACACCATTCTCGGCGAGACGTGGATGGAGACCGGCGAGGCGCCCGACTGGCAGCGGCTGGCCGACCGGCGTGAAGCGTGGTCGCCAGGCACGGTGCCCGAGCGCGGTCTGTTCCTTACGGCCGGAGCCGACGTTCAGAAGGACCGGATCGAGGTCGACGTCTGGGCCTGGGGCCGCGGTCTGGAAAGTTGGCTTGTCGACCACCTCGTGCTCGAGGGCGGCCCCGGAGATCCGGCCTGCTGGCAGCGGCTGACGGAGCTGCTGGGTCGGACGTGGACGCATGCCTCGGGTCAGCCGATGGCGCTGGCCCGGCTCGTGATCGATACGGGCTACGAGACGAGCGCGGTCTATGCCTGGTCGCGCCAGGTGGGCTTCGCGCAGGTGGCGCCGGTGAAGGGCGTAGAAGGGTTCACGCGAACGAGCCCGGTGACTGGGCCGACCTATGTCGATGCCACCGTCGCCGGCAAGCGGCTCAGGCGCGGGGCCCGGCTCTGGACCGTGGCCACCTCGACATTCAAGGCCGAGACCTATCGCTTCCTGCGGCAGGACCGGCCGACGAGGGAAGAACAGGCGGCGGGCGCGCTGTGCCCGCCCGGCACGATCCACCTGCCGGACTGGGCGGACGGAGAATGGCTCAAGCAGCTCGCCGCCGAGCAGCTGGTGACGGTACGCACGAAACGCGGCTTCGCGCGGCTCGAATGGCAGAAGCTCCGCGAGCGCAACGAGGCGTTGGACACCCGGGTCTATGCCCGCGCGGCGGCGTGGATCGCGGGCGCAGATCGCTGGCCCGAAGCACGCTGGGCGGATCTGGAAGCACAACTCGGTGTGGCGAAGCAGCGCGCGCCCGAAGCCGGTCCGGCAACGGCGCCGGCCGTCCCGACACGACCTATGCCGCGCCGGCGCACGGTGCGCTCGAGCTACATGAGGTGACTTGATGGCCACGGCCGCAGAGCTCCGCGCCCGCCGCGACGCGCTGACCGCGCAGCGGTCCTCAGGCGTGGCGCGGGTCAGCTATGACGGCAAGACCGTGGACTATCGCAGCGTCGCCGAGATCGACCGGGCCATCGAGGCGCTGGACCGCGAGATCGCCGCGGCCGAAGGCCGACGGATCGTGCGGCAGGTGCGCGTAACGACGGCGAAGGCTCTCTGAACCCATGGGCATCTTCGACCGCTTCCGCCGCCGGTCCGCCGGCGGCCCCACCGCCGTGCGCGCCCGCCTCGAAGGCGCCATGGCGAAGCGCCGGCTGCGCGGATGGAACCCGCCGCTCGAGAACATCAACGCGCTGGTCGCCTCGGGCGGGCCGCGGCTCCTGGCGCGGTCCCGCGAGCTGGTGGTGACGAACGGCTACGCCGCCAACGCCTGCGAAGCCTTCGCCGCGAACCTCGTCGGCGACGGCATCAAGCCGTCCTCGCTGATCGAGGACGCCGACCTCCGCGACCGGGTGCAGCGGCTCTGGCTCGCCTGGACCGACGAGGCCGATGCGGACGGGCTGACCGACTTCTACGGCCTGCAGGCCATGGTCGCGCGCGAGATGTTCGTCGCGGGCGAATGCTTCGTCCGACTGCGCCCGCGCCGGGCGGACGACGGACTGCTGGTGCCGCTGCAGCTGCAGCTTCTCCAATCCGAGATGCTGCCCTTCGAGAAGACGGACACCGCTGCCAATGGCAACCGCATCCGCTGCGGGATCGAGTTCGACGCGATCGGCCGGCGCGTGGCCTACCACTTCCGCCGCCGGCATCCGGGTGACAGCACCGATCAGGGCGCGGTCATCCCGGAGACAGTGCGCGTGCCGGCGGCGGACGTGCTGCACATCTATCGCCCCATCGACGCGGGCCAGATCCGGGGGCTGCCGCATATCGCGCCCGCCATGGTGCGTCTGTTCCTCTTGGACCAGTACGACGACGCCGAACTCGACCGGAAGAAGACCGCGGCGATGTTCGCGGGCTTCATCACCAAGACCGCGCCGGAAGAGCCCATGATGGGCGAGGCGGAGGCGGATCTCGATGGCGCGGCCATCGCGAGCCTCGAGCCCGGCACGATGCAGGTGCTGCTGCCGGGCGAGGACGTGAAATTCTCGTCGCCCGCGGATGTCGGCGGCGGCTACGAGGCGTTCCAGTACCGCACGCTGCTGGCGGTCTCGGCCTCGCTGGGGTTGCCCTATCACCTCGTGACCGGCGATGTCCGGCAGGCGAACTACTCGAGCCTCAGGGCCGAGCTTGTCGAGTTCCGCCGGCGCATCGGCCAGCTGCAGCATGGCGTGATCGTGCACCAGCTCTGCCGGGCGGTCTGGCGGCGCTGGCTGGAGACGGCGGTCCTGTCGGGTGCGCTCGTTGCCGATCCCGCGGCGGCGCGGCCGGTGCAGTGGATCCCGCCGCGCTGGGACTGGGTCGATCCGCTCAAGGACATCCAGGCGCAGGTGCTGGCGATGGAGGCCGGCATCACCTCGCGGCGCAAGGTGGTCGAGGCCACCGGCTACGACATCGAGGAAGTGGACCGCGAGAACGCCGCCGACGCCGCGCGCGCGACGGGGCTCGGTCTGCGCTACCGCACGAGCCCCGGCGAGACGCAGGGCGCCCGCGCGACACCGGCGACCCGGGCCGAGCCCGGCGATGGCGCCGGCAACGATACGGACGACGGGGCGGCGGCGACCGATCCGGCCACCGAACAGGAGTGACGACATGGCAAGCTGGTATGCGATCCGCGCCCGGGGGACCGGGGCGGAAGTGGCGATCTATGACGAGATCGGCGCCTACGGGGTCTCGGCGAAAGGGTTCCTCGCCGAACTGGGCGCGCTGCCCGAGGGCACGCCCGTCGATCTGCGGCTGAACAGCCCGGGCGGCTCGGTCTTCGATGCGGTCGCGATCCACAATGCGATCAAGCGCCACGAGGGCACCGTCACGGTCTGGATCGACGGCATCGCCGCCTCGGCTGCCTCCTACATCGCGATGGCGGGCGACGAGATCGTCATGCCCGAGAACGCCTTCCTGATGATCCACGACCCCGCGGGCCTGGTCATGGGCACGGCCGAGGACATGCGCGCCATGGCTGAGGCGCTCGACAAGGTGAAGGGCAGCCTGGTCTCGGGCTACGCCGCGAAATCCGGCCGGACGACTGAGGAGGTCTCCGCGCTGATGGCCGCCGAGACCTGGTTCGACGCTGGCGACGCCGTGGCGCAGGGCTTCGCCGACCGACTGATCGAGCCTGTCCGCATCGCCGCACGCTTCGACATTGGCCGCTTCCGCAACGCGCCGCCGGTGCTAGTCGAGGCTGTCGATGCGGATTCGGACCCCGACGGCGCCGAAATCGAAGCGGACGAGGAGACCGACGGCGACGCTGAAGGCGATCAGCTGTCTGATGCCGACGACGAGCAGGCGGCCGCCCCCGGCGCGCCTCAGCCACCAGCCAATTCGCCGCCGCCGAGCGGCGCGCCGCCGGACCCCGCCACCATCCGCGC